TCTATAAAGAAAAAGCCTATTGTATCAACGTTTCTGCGTTGTGCAATAGGTTTTATTTTCGTTTTGGGGCATTTTTGGGGCAAATTATAAAGGTAATTCATCAATAACTTCAATAACTTTCTCCTTCATCTTGTTGGTGACGTGGGTATAGATTTTCATAGTTGTATCGCTATCTTCGTGACCTACCCTGTCCATTATCGCTTTCAATGGCACCCCTTTTTCAGCTAGAAAGCTAACTAGTGTATGTCTGAAGATGTGAGAAGTGATTGGTTTATTGATAGGCTTTAGTAATCTTTGATTGGCAGCTTGAATTGATTTATTAAAGGCATTGCGTTGCAACGGCACTCCTTTATCAGTCACAAAGATATACTCTCTATCCATTTCAATCCAATTTGGATTGGCGTTTTTATTTAGCTCTCTGATTTCAATTGCCTCGTCCAATATTTCAATTTCTCGCTTAGACAGTCGATTGCTACGATAGCCTGCTGGAGTTTTAGGAGGCTCTTTATTTGCTTATTTATATCCAAGCACACTGTCCAGTGTCCCAAAAAAATCAACATACCCATCAGATTTTCGATAATTCGATATCTCTAACGCAACTGCTTCGCCAATCCTTGCACCGTCAACGAATAGAAATTCGGCAAGCAATCCATTGCGGTAGGTTCGTTTGTTACGCTTTAACTCGTTTATTAAGGGTATCAGTTCAGTTTCAATTTCCAGGTATTTATTTTTTATTTTCTCGTAATCTTCAATTGTCAAAATCTTCTCTGGTAACTTCGCTCTTCTAGCAAGATTATGTTCGATATGGCCAAGTGTTACTGCATAATCTAAACATAAATTCAATATGGATTTGACGCGTTCTAATCTAGGCCTAGATAGGTCTAGATCGTTGATAAAATTTTGGACATAAAAGGTATCAATGCGAGCTATTTGTACGCCAATACCAAAATTCTCTTTTACAAATCGGACATTACTTGTCAAAGCACTAATTGAACTGCGTCTGATTTCTTTTTGATGAAACTTCCACCAACTGTCTAACACATCTGTAAAGAGAGCGTCGCTGGTGGATAATTCTCGTAATATATTAGCTATCTTTGCATCCAGTATTTTCTGTGCTTCTTTTCTGATCCGTGGAGTATCTTTCTCCATCAATACAGATGTTCGTTTCCACTTTTGAGTATATGGATCTTTGTATCTTTCAACAAAATTCACTTTTCCCGATTTATGTGCTTCTGTCCACATTGTTTTTTACCTCATTTTCTGTTAAAATGGGTATAAAGAAAACTGCCCATTTAATGGCGGTTTCTTATACAGAATTACCCTACACTCAAGCTTGCCGGCGGAGAGTGTGGGGATTTTTTATTTTTACAAATTATTCAATCCCGCTTGAATTTTTGTAAGATAGCAACCAAGAACCATCTTCTTGTTGCACAAATTGTAGTGATACACTCTTGTATTCTGTTCCACCCATTGTATTGTAGTCAACGTATTTTGTTGTATAGTTTCCGGAAGATGATTCTGATGAAGTTTGTGGCTCACCAAATTTAGCGATGATTTCGTCCAAGTTTGTACCACCAACACCAGACAGGGTTTCGCCAACTACAAGAGCATCAAAGTCAGCTTTTGTCAATTTGAAGTTTTCATCAACCGCTGCTTGAGAAGATGACATAGATGTTTCGACTTCGCTTACGGCAGTTTCAACTGCTTTACTAGCGTCATCGAGAGCTTTGCTATACATAGATTGAGTAATTAATACAACAGCCATCGACACAGCAGCAAGTGCAGTACCGACTATCGCCAGAGTTTTTGTATTTTTGCGATTGACAAAAATTCCAATAAGGCCCAGCAATAAAGCAAGTAACCCAAGGAAGAATGAGATGTTATTGAAAATCGGTACCCAAGAACCAAGTAATGCAATAACACCTAAAACAATGGCAATAATGCCTAACGCTTTTTTCTCACTTTTCTTTTCCATGAGAATCTCCTATCGCAGCTTTTAACGTGGATCAGCATTTGCACGTACTTTATCCAACTAAATTAAAATATTCTTCCTTAACCATGGTTTCATTAACCGTGGTTTTTAACTTTCCCTATACACTTCCACGACTTCCCCGATGGTTCGGAAGTCGGTGTCTGCTGTGATTGGGATGTTGTCATAGTCTTTATTGAGTGATTCTAAGCAATCGCTTTTTAGTTTCTTGACATAATTTTCGCCGTCCACTTGAAAGATGCCGATTTTGTTTAGATCAACTTGGTCTTTCATTTTTATAAAGAGGAAGTCGCCGTTTTTGATTTTCGGCTCCATCGAATGACCAACGACGACAGCAATTGTGTCATAGTCCTTTTCGTCTGGTATATCGTCTGCGTAGAAGTCTACCATAGTGTCATAGTCATCCTCTTGCCAGTAGCCTGTACCTGCTGACACTTTACCAGGTACAGATAAACTAATACGCTTTCTAGCGTCGTATTCTGCACGTTTTTCTGATATGTCGATAACTTTCCCTTGCTCTTCGGCTAGAAGCGTTTCAGAGGTTGCTAGAAGCTTATTCTTGCGTGTGTCATTGAGCTTGGAGTAGTTGGATAAGAGAATGGCTTGCCGTGGGTCGAAGTTGGGAAGAGGAATGGAAGAAGAAGGGATTTTGGATTTTTCTTCAATCAAATCCGATTTGTTAATTCCAAAATAATTTGCAAGTAATTCGATTTTATCGATTCGTGGGTATGTAATACCTTTTATCCAGTCTCGTACAGTTGTATACTTTAAATCTAAATCGGAACAGAGTTGGTTTCTATCAACCCCTTTTTTATCCATATAGTATTTTAGATTTTTCGAGAAAATATCTTTGTTTTCTATCGGCATAGCATTTTCCCTCGCTTTCTAATGAAGATTTTACGGCAAAAACGCAAAAAAATCAAGAAAAAACAAAAAAATTGCGAAAAAAACGCAAAAAGTTCTTGACATTGCGGTTTAACCGCATTATAATATAGTCAAGGTCAAGGAAATGACCGAACTAAAACAGGAGGAAAGGAGAGGAGGAATGTGAAAGCAGAAATAAAAGTTTGTGGTATCACTTATTCGGTAATTGTGCAGGAGCATTTCAAAGCATATGACGATGAACGGAATCTGTGGGGATACTGCGATTACGAGCAGCAAATAATCTATATTCGAGAAAGTCTTTCAGAGGAAAGAAAAAGGCAAGTGCTAATCCATGAATCAACACATGCCATGCTGCAAGAAGCTGGATACAAAGAACAGGATGAAGATCTAGTAACGCGATTTTCTATAATCTTGCATCAAGTTTTAATTGATAATCCAAAGCTATTTAATGTTTAGCTTCCTTATGATTGGCTAAAGTCTTGCCTGCTTTGGATTTTGCAGAATCAGACTTGCTAGTCGACAATGTTTTGCCAGCTTTACTGACAGTTTTAGATGGTTTACATGATTTTGCCATATCATTCTCCTTTCTAACTTATTTGACGCACAGGAGAAAATCACTTGATTTGGTAGTTAAAGTTGGATTTGTTTTCCTGTTTGTCATAGAAATATTATAGCAGATATTACTACATATAGTATTACAAATATTTTACATTACTATATCTAGTGTTTTACAAGGAGGGTATCATGTGGGAAAAGCTACAAGAAATATTGGCAGAACGAGGTTTGACAGTCGTTGACTTGGCAAAAATGGCTGGTATTCCAAAGACAAGCATATATAATGCCAAACATCACGATATTGGTTACAAAAAAATGGAGAAAATCGCTGACGCTTTGGATGTCAGCCTAGATGAATTTAGAAAGGGGTGAGTGGTATTGAAATGGACGTTAAAAATGTTGCGTGCCAGGGATAATCTTACGCAAAAACAAGCTGGTCAGCTTGTGGGTGTTACTGCTGACACATGGGCAAATTGGGAAAAAGGGAAAACAAATCCAGATGTCAAAACAGCTTATAAAATTGCAGAAAGTTTTGGATTGTCGATAGATGACATTATTTTTTTAGACAGTATTGCGGTTTAACCGCACAAAACCAACCAAACTAGAAAGGAGAAGGGGATGAACGAACTAGAAAGAACAGCCCTCAATGAAATACTGAGGACTGTGACCTATATTGCTGAGAAGGTGGATAAACTTGAAGAACAGTTATCTCCACATCTTACAGAGACGGATAAAAAAGAGGTTATGGTATTGATTAATGATGCACTTTCGAAAGGAAGAGGTATCTCTGATAATGATCTTGACGCTGTCAAGTTCCAGTCAAATACTCCTCAAAGGATAGAAGGCGTTAGATAAATAACGTTTCTAATTTCTTTAACTCTAGATGATATTCGGGAGAAACTAGGCTATAAGCTTTGTAGAAAAAGGTATTTAATTCAGTTTCTGTATAAAGTTCTGATAGTTTGCGACACTCTGCTAAAAAACTTGGCCTTACTTGAAAAATAGGTAGTATCATTGCTGCGATGTAAGTGTTTATTTTACGATTTCCTGTGGGATTATCTTTTAAGTAGTCCAAAGGTAATTGTTTTAGATTTACAGGTTCGCTTTCTTGTAATTGTGAATTACTGTAGGAAAGCGTAAAGTCAGCAAAACCTCGAACGAAGGGATTGACAGAATTAGACCACTCTTTAACAAAACCTTGTAGGAAAAGGTGAGAAGCTACCTCACATAAGACTTCTTCAAACCAAAACATTGGTGTATTAGAAGGTGATTTGTAGTAAACGTGTAATAGTTCATGGCCCAATTGGTAAATGACTTGAGAATGCTCATTGATTTCTTGTAAGTGCAAAAAAATCAAGTTGTCATCTGGAAAGGATACAGGGCAGTCAATAAATGGAGCGAAGATGATTGCTAAGTTTTCATCTTTAAAATTTGGGAAAATGTCTTGAGCAGTATTTGCTAGATAATCAAATATAGCTGAGTGCAGAGCGGAGCTAAACGGCTCTGGTAATTCGTTGACTGATTGAAAAAACATTTTCCAATTTGTTTCAGGCACAATATACTTTTTCATGCTAGTTATCCAATCATTTTATTTTTATTATAGCAAATTTTATCACATTAGAAAGGAATTTTATGAACGAATTAATTAATATTACATTTAACGAAAACAACGAACCAGTTGTAAGCGCAAGAGACTTGCATAAAAGTTTAAAAGTAAAAACAAGATTCAGCCAATGGGTTGAACAGAATTTCAAAATTTTAGAAGAAGGTTACGATTTTAGCCCCGTAGTTACAACTACACAGCTAAATCAATATGGTGGTACGAAAGAAATCCAAGACTACGCTCTATCATTGGATGCTTCTAAAAATCTTGCTATGATTTCAAAAACAGATGAAGGCGCTAAAGTTCGCAAATACTTCATCCAAGTTGAAAAAGACTTTAACAGTCCAGAGAAGATTATGGCTCGTGCATTGCTTATGGCTGACAAAAAAGTCCATCATCTGGAAGCACAGATTGAGGCAGATCGTCCTAAGGTATTGTTTGCGAATGCGGTTGAGGCTAGTGCTACATCTATCTTGATTGGGGACTTTGCTAAGATTTTGCGACAGAATGGCTACAATATCGGTCAAAATCGCTTGTTTGAGTGGTTGCGCAATAATGGTTTTCTCATTCGGAAACGTGGAGAGAGCTACAATATGCCAACCCAGAGGTCTATGGATATGAGCTTGTTTGAGGTCAAAGAGAGGACACACCATGAGCCGAACGGCAGCATTCGGATCAGCAAGACGACCAAGATGACGGGTAAGGGTCAGACTTACTTCATCAACAAGTTTCTTAACCAAGAGTATTTACCAGGTTAGAAAGGAGAAGTGGATGAGACCAAAACGGTATCCGTATAGTGGAAAAATAAAAGCCTCAACTACTGATATAGTCAAGGATTGGGAAAAAGCTTATTCAGATTTTGTTGCTGAAATGCAAAGTGAGCAAGATCAATCTGAACAGAAGTTATTAAACGCTACCGAGAGAGTCGATCAACTTGAGTCTCAAGTTCATCAATTTGTTTTGACAAAATGTCAATTTTCTGATTAGTGAACGTATTTTCTAAGTCATCTGCTTGAGCTTGTAATAGTGTTTCAATCATATTTATGACTACGTCAACGTCACCAGAAATCATTTTTTTCAAAGAATTGTAGGTAGCTTCTTTGAATGTATCAAAATGTACACTCATATTGTTATCCTCCTTTCTGTATCTATAGCTAAATTATAGCATGGATAGGAGGGGGAAACAAATATAGAAAGGAGAAGGAGATGGAATACAAAACACTTGATGAAGTAGTAGCTCAATATGTAGCGGATGTTATTAAAGAAACAGATAAAAAAGACCCAGCAACTATTGTGGCAGTTGCTGAGTTGATTATAGCATACGAAAAAATAAGATACTAGAAACTTATTCTTTGGCGTTTTATTTCTTCCAAAGGTGTTATATAGACAACGTATCGCAGATTTATAACGTACTTAATGGTATTATCACCGTTATCCACCTCGATAGCGTTATCATCCTCTGTTTCATTTACGATGTTAGAAAAAATCATCGTATTTCCGTCAGAGAAGTTTAGCTTGATTTTATAACCCTTAGAAATATAATTAATTATTTGCTTTTTCATAAGCTACTTCCTTTCCTTACTATTTGACGCAAAGGAGAAAATCACTTGATTTGGTAGTTAAAGTTGGATTTATTTTCCTGATTGTCATGGGTGAATTATATATTAAAAAAACAATATTGTCAATATTTAGTGTACGAAAACATAAACATACACCATATGTTGTGTATAAATCTGTATAAGTGTTAAAACTAATTTTATAAATATAGGTAAGGAGTAAAACTATATGTTATGGAAAAATATCGAACGAATTTTAGCTGAAAAAAAATTAACAGTCTATAAACTTTGCATACTTGCTGGAGTCGGCACAGCTCAAATTTACGGCCTTCGTGACGGTAGGGTCAAAGATTTGCATTTTGAAACAGTAAAAAAAATCGCCAAGGTTCTTGATGTGAGCCTGGACGAATTGGCGAAAAGCTAATAAAAATAGCCCCAAGACGAGGTCAGGAGCTTACCAAAATATCTAACAAAATTATATCACAGAAAGGGATGAATTACTATGCCAAAAGCAGAATTAGTTTACAGACCAGCTAAGCAATCTGAGAAGGCTGAGGCAGGAGATTATGCCCACCTTTGCCAAATTTGGGAAGGTTTAACAGTTGCAACGGCTAAAGTTTGGGCTGCAGAAATGCGTGACCATCCAGACTTCAGACAATACGTTTTTAACCCTACTCACAAGATTGTGTTTATTGATTACAAAGGATTTGGACTATTTGTAAAGTGGAAAAGTCGTAATCGATACAGACCGAAGAAAGAAACATTGGCAGAAATGTTGAAAAATATTGAAATAGAAAAGAGGTTTTCTGCATGACAGAATCAATTTATGACGCGCTGGCTAGTCTATCAGTATTTGTCTTTCCAATCTTGGCAGTAGCAGTTGCAGAACAGCGAAAGCTGGAAAAGCAACGCAAGGAACGTGAAGCTAGACTGCAAAGAGAGCAGCTGACAGCCCTGGCTTGTGAACGTGCAGTTGAAGCCGAAAGACAAGCCTGGAAGAACCGTGTTAAACAGTCGCTTGCTAGTTGGGAACCGATCAAGTTTGCTGATAATGTACCAACTCGGACGGCTAGAAAGTGGGGCAGACATGCAAATTAGTAATGGGATTGGAGATATCTTCAAATCCACAGATATTACGGAGGATAGAATGAATTTTTGGAACATGATGAAAAAGTTTTTGAGTGTTGAGGAAGATAACTACATACCTCAAAATAAGCATGATCTGGAACGTGAATTGGCCAACGCTAGGCACACAGCTAAGGAATACAAGAAACTGGCTTTGCTGAAAAATCAGGAATGCGTTGGTCAGGCTAGACTGATTGACCAGTTAAACAGACAGATTGATTACTTTGAAAGTGTCAACAAGTGCCAAGCTGAGCTATTGGCAGATAGTGAGGTCTAGTATGGTTTGGGTTGTGGCAAAAATAAATAAAAAGGTTCGTGGTCGGAAATATTATTTTAAAAAGACTTTCGAAACATGGCAAAATGCTAGAATTTACCAACAAGACCTTTGGAATAAGGGCATTACGGCTGAGATGTGGGAGGAGAGGAATGGTTCGCAGACATGAATTTGCCCACAAAGTACCCAAACGAGTAGGTGATTTGAAGTCTAATACAGGGGTGGATTACGCTATTTGGGTACAAAATTGTGAGCTGACTAATGATGAACTAGCGGTATTGCTCGGTATAGATGTGAGATATGTGACGAGAATGCGGAAACTTGACTGGATTCCCGATTCATCTGTCCGAGAGCGCATTGATCACTTAATTTTGACAAGGAGAACATGATGGCTAGCGAGATTAAATGGATTAAGATTGTCACTGATATTTTTGATGATGAGAAAATTCTGCTGATTGAGTCTTTACCAGAAGCAGACACAATTATCGTGGTTTGGTTTAAGCTTCTTACTCTTGCTGGCAAGCAAAATTACAGTGGTGTTCTGATGATGAATGACCGTGTGCACTACACAGACGAAATGTTATCAACTTTGTTTCGCAGGCCCTTGAATACAGTTCGGGCTGCACTTCAAACTTTTGAGCAGTTTGGGATGATTGAGATTATAAATAATGCCATTACTATTCCAAACTGGGAGAAACATCAGAGTGTAGAGGGTATGGAAAAGGCTAGGGAACAAGCTCGGAAGCGTATCGCAAAGTATCGGGAGAAGCAGAAACAACTGGCAAATAGTAACGTTACATGTAACGTTACAGTAACGCATGGTAACGCACTAGAAAAAGAAGAAGAAATAGATAAAGAAGAAGATATATATAATATATGTCCGATTAAGGAAATCATTGAATACTTAAATTCAGCAACTGAAAAGTCTTATCGTTATCAGTCAAGTAGTAACAAGAAAATTATTCAGGCTAGGTGGAACGAGGGTTACAAGTTGGATGATTTCAAAAAGTCCATTGACAACATGGTAGCTATCTGGACCGGTACAGAATGGTAA